TGTAAGCCATCAGGTTGCGCAGCAGGGTTTCATGGCTGCCCACTTCGCTGAGCCGGGTATTGTAATATCCGCTGGCGGTTTTCTTCTTACCCTTGCGACCTTCCCGCTCCGGATACTGTGACCACCAGTGCTCAAACTCCGGTGAATAGTCGTCTGATTTTGCAGGTGTCTGCTCGCTCGGCGCATCCGATGCGCCAAGAGTCTTTTCTCTCTTATTCTCTACTTCTCTATTTCTCTTATTCTCTAAGCGAACTTTTTCTACATCGTTCGCTAACGGTTCGCTAACAGGATCTGAACCTTTATCGAACTTGATCCGGACTTGATCTATCAACCGTCGTGTATCATTGGAACCCTTGAAGCTACTGGCTTTTAACAATTCACGACTGATCAGGTTGGTCAGTGTAGGCAGGGTATCTGGCAGGCTGTCTGGCAAGTTCAGCAGTAACCGGAGCCTCGCTTCCATCTGCTTCACATTCTCCGCCCGATTGTGCTCCATAAACTTATTGATGCAGATAAAATCGTTCTGCTCCGACACGGTCAGGAACCGGTTCGCTAACAGTTCGCGAACCGTTTGCTCAACAGTCTGAGCATCCCAGTTCAAGTCGCCCATAATATAGGCGCGGGGCAAACTGAAGATGCCGATCATATTCCCGTGTTTACAGGTCAGCAGGTAAGCGGACAGCAACTTACCATGGTCGCTTATTCGTTCATGGCGCATCGTGTCCCAGAACTGGCTTTCAATTTTGCCGAAGGCTTTCATTGGCCGCCTCCAAACCACCGGTTCGTCTTCCGCTGTACCTGCTCATTCTTCTCCATCCAGTTGGTGATAAACCGGGTGAACCGTCCTTCACTGCATCCCGGGAAGCGCTCCTTCATGTAGAGGTAAGCATTGATCAGCTCATGTTCCACATTGATGCTGGGATAGGTCGCCACCAGTTCATCGTAGAGGTCGTGACTCATTTCAAAGTGCGGATGGTGGCCACGGATCGGCCATGGAATCTCATACCAGTTCTCTGGCAATACGTCCTCGCTCATTCAGCACCTCCCAATGCTTGCAGCGCCAGCCCCACCAGCGGGGCTTCGTTGTCGTGAATAATCAGTTCCATTGCCGCACGGATCAGCACCGGCCTTCCGTTCTGGTCGATTCTCAGGGACAGGGGGGCAAGGGGATCTGGCAGCATAGTCATCAGCGGAGAATAGACTTGCCCGGGAGCTTCAGTCACCGGCTCCAGAGGTAATGATCGTGAGGGTTCACCCAGCTGATCAACATCCTGCCCGATCAGTTCGTGGATGCTATCCAGCCGTTGTTGCAGTATCGCCACCGCCCGATCCCGGTATTCTCGGTTATACTCCGCCAGTGGGACGCTCAGTTGCTGCCACTTTAATCCCAGCAGATGGCAAATCCTGATTCGATGGTGGTCAAGATTAACCTGACCTGCTTCAATCTTGCCGTACTGTGAGCTGGATGTTCCGATTAAAAAGCCCATCTGGGTTTGGTTAAGGTTGGCTGCCTCACGGGTCCAATAGAGGTTTTCCCAAGGCTTGGTAGCTGGATTGTCCATAAGTTTGTACCTGGTGTTTTTGTTATTTTTGAGCGATGTCAAATGACATCATCAAGAATGAAGACTACCAACACAAGTTGTCAAAAGTAAACCGAGAGAAGTTGTTTTTATTTCTGGAGATTCTGGCCGGATGATTTTTCAATATTTCATAAATAAAATCGCAATTGTCACTCTTGCGATGACAGGAAGGGGGCGCCGGACAGCAAAAAAACAGTGTGGATAATAACGTGACTGATTGGATTGAACGCCTGAAAAATAAACTGCGTGAGCAGAAGCTTACTGAAGCTGAGTTTGCCAAAATTATAGATGTCAACCGGGGGCAGTTAAGCAATTGGTTAACGGGCAAGCGTAATCCAAAGCTTGAAAAACGAATGATCATGGCCGACGCACTTGGCGTCAGTCTTCACTGGCTGGATACTGGCGAAGAACCCATTCCTGACAGCGAGCTGCCACAGGAAATTCTGGATAATGTAGAAGCCCTGGTTACCGAGCTTGGCAACAAAGAAGCCAGGATTCATCGGGATACGGGTTTGCGTATCATCCCCGGTAACAGCGACCGCAGTTTTTTGATCCGCCTGGACAATGACTCAATGCTCGATCCCAACAGAGGCGACAAGGTGCTGATACCGGAAGGTGCTTCTGTCCAGATTGATACTGATATTGACCCGACACCCGGCAGCATAATGCTGATCAGATACAACGGTAAGATGATGTTGCGTGTCTGGAAGCGGATCAGTAATAGCGAGCATATATTCCAGGTCATTAACCCGCTATACACGTCACTGAACTTTAATTTTGAAGGTGATATCAGCGAGATTTATGTGGGCACTGCCGTTGGCTGCAGCTTCAAATTATTAAAGCCCTGAATCATCCACCCAGATCGCGGTTACTCAGACAGGTCTTATTTTAACGACCATCCATACTCTCCATTTCGTCTCTGAGTAACCTCGCGTACTTCATCGCATGTTTGATGGTATCCAGCTTCATGGCAGGCTGGATCCGGCCTGCTACTGTCCCTTCCTTTTTTGACCAACTTCCCTTAGATGGAAACCAGCCAGACCGAGCTGCGCTTCCGCTTGTATTCCTCTAAAAACAACCACCACTTAATACCAATAAATTTATATAAAATCACTTTCTAATAAAAAAATATTATAACGATATCATTTGATATCTATTGGCTGTCATATATAAATAAATAACTACACACTACTCATTAAATAATACGAACAGGAAATAATAGTGGACGCAGTAACCCATGATCTCAACCGGCATCTACGCGCCATGGATGCCAAAGAAGCCCTTGAAGACGCCATCGAATCCGAGCTGGAGCGGATAGAAACCAACTTTCAGCAGCGACTGAAAACGACAGGTGTCTTTCTGGTTGATGGCTTCGACCGCTTCAATGCCTGGGGCTTCCTCCAGTTTCTCACCCTTGAAGAGTTCCATCCCATACAGGGCTATCGCTGGCTGGCAGTCAAACAACTGGTGCATGACTGCAACGACGAAAATGCCCGCCTGTCTGGCTGGGAAATCATCAACTATGCCAGCAAGCGAGGTTATTGCAATGGCTGAAGTAAACCGATTGGAAGAACCAGTCATCACCGGTATCAGTGACTGGCTGAATATCAATCAGTACACCTATGACTACGGCAAGGTCTGCAAACTGAAAGATCGCATTGCTAAAAATATCACACCACATATGACGGTGCTCCAGATCTATCGGGTGATCAGGGATGAGATTGCCACTTGGCGCAACGATCCGAAAACCGCAGATGCCGTGATCGTTGATTTTCGTGCCTGGTGCGAATTGCATCGCTCATTATCCGAAGCGCTGGAAAAAAGTTTCCGTATGGAAATTGCCGATCAGGTGCTGGCCGTCAGAAACCGGATTATCACCGATGAGGCACGCCGCCATGCCAGCTAAAAAGAAAGAACAGGAGCTGATCACTCAGGAAGCCACAACCATGATGGCTCCTGATACCACAACCGTTACTGAAATGGGACAACTGCTCAACAGGGCACTGGAAAAAGGCTCGGATATAGAAACCCTTGAGCGGGTCATGAAGCTCTACGAACAAGGTCAGGAGATTCTGGCAAAGCAACAGTTCAACCACGCCTTTGCAGCCTTTCAAAAAGAACTGCCTGTGGTGAAAAAGAGCAAAACTGCCAGTTTCCCAACCAGCAAAGGGGGAACTATGTCGTATAGCTACGCCTCCATGGATGATGTGGTGCAAGCGGTACAGCCGGTACTGCACAAGGTTGGCCTTAGTTACTGGTTTGAGCAGTCGCAGGAGCAGGTACAAACACAGAAGGAGTTTGAACTGCAACCGGGCATCATGGAAACACGACCAGTCACGGTTACCGTTATCACGATTACCTGTCATCTGGGTCATGTGTCCGGTCACTCTATCAGCAATACCGTTTCTGGTCCTATGGACAGCAGTGGCAAGAAAAACCCGATCCAGCAAATGTCGTCTGCAGTCACCTACCTGCGTCGTATTGCCCTGGTGGGCATCCTCGGCGTGGCCTGCACCGATGAAGATGTGGACGGTTACTCACCAGATACACCAGAACCTACAGTCCAGGCATCAGCCCACTACACCGACGAAGACTTTCAGAGAAACCTGCCCACATGGCGCGACCTGATTGAAAACAGGAAAAGCAACGCTGACGAAATCATCACGCTGATAAACAGCAAGGCACCCGCCACACCGCAACAAATAAAACAACTCAAAGCCATCAAGGCTATCAAGCAAGAGGTTCATTAAATGGAACTGCACGATATTAAACAGGGGTCACCTGAATGGCTAGCCCTGCGCCAGAACTATTTCACCGCCAGCGAAGCCACGGCCATGATGGGCGACAGTCTATATATGAGCCGTGATCAGCTCCTGCATCAGAAGAAAACCGGCAGCACTCCCGAGGTGGCCGAACATAAGCAACGTCAATTTGACCGGGGGCATGCTGCAGAAGCAAAAGCCCGTCCTTTGCTGGAAAAAGGGATGGTCGGAGAGGATCTGTTCCCTGTCACCGGCACACTAACTGTGGAAGGTTTACCCTTGCTGGCCAGCTTCGATGGCCTGACCATGGATAAAACCCTGGTCTTTGAACACAAGCTCTGGAATGACAAACTGGTTGCCCAGATTGAAGGTGAAGGACTGGAGCCAACTCACTACTGGCAACTGGAACATCAGCTGCTGGTCAGCGGTGCAGAGCGCGTACTGTTTGTCAGCTCCGATGGCACAGCGGAAAACTTTCGCTATGTCTACTACGAATCACAGGATCATCGCCGTGATGCCCTGATCGCAGGCTGGCATCAATTCAAAGCCGATTTGGAAACCTTTCAGCCACAGGCACCTGAACCCGTTCTGGTCGGGGAACTGATTCCGGAATGCATGGACCTTATGGCGGGTATTCGCGGTCAGGTTATCCAGTCAAACCTGGCAGAGCTTGAAAGCCATATACAGCAGCGGATCCATCAAACCAAAAAGGAGTTGGTCTCCGATCAGGACTTTCTGGATGCGGAATCTGCCGTAAAGTTTTTTTCCAACACGGAAAAGAAACTCAAGGATGGAAAAAAGAACCTGCTTTCCCAGGTACCGGATATTAAAAAACTGTTTGCTGATATTGACCATTTGGCAAAGGCAATGGCCAATATCCGGTTACCGCTGGATAAAAAGGTGAAGCACTGGAAACAGAGCCGTAAAGACAAAATGGTGCTGGCCGCCGTCACTCAGTTGGAACAGGATCGGCAGGCAGTCAATGCAGACCTGGGCGTCGGATGGGTCCCATCTGTGGCTACCGCTGCTGACTTCCAGGAAGTTCTGACGAATTTACGCAACCCTGAAAGCATGCAGTCAGCTATCAATGACCGGCTGGCCCAGGCTCGTATCGATTTGAAGCAGCAAGCCGCTGCCATGGCAAAAAATCTGGCGGTCTATCAAAAGCTGGCTGCCGACAAGGACTACCTCTTTCCTGATCTGGACATCCTGCTTCACAAAGACCAACTGGACCTGATGGCCATTATTGAAATGCGCATCAACCAGGAAAGCCGACAGAACGCTCCTGCCAATGAACCAGTCCCAGCCCCTGAACCGGCTCCTACACAAGAGGAACAGCAGGATTTGCTCTATGCACCGGAAGAACAGAAGGAACTGATTCTAGCCAGTACAGTCAAAGCGGTGGAGCAAATCGTCGGTACGTTCGTTATGGATAATTTCCGCTATGACTGCCACGGCAACGAATACGCCGTGCAGGTAGTGATACGCCGCACCGAACTGCTCGTCCCAGCCACCAAACTCAAACTGAAAGAGGCATTAGCATGACCAGAGGCGTCAATAAAATTATTCTCCTGGGCAATATTGGACAGGATCCCGTTATCCGTTTCACCCCCGCCGGAGAGGCGGTGGCCACCCTCAGTCTCGCCACCTCGGAAAAGTGGAAAGACCAGCACGGCCAGCAACAGGAACGAACCGAGTGGCACCGTGTCGTGATCTTCGGCAAGTTAGCGGAAATTGCCCGGCAATACGTCCATAAAGGTAGCAAGGTCTACATTGAAGGCAAGATTCAAACCCGAAAATGGCAGGACAACAACGGCCAGGATCGCTACACCACCGAGGTGGTGGTCAGTGGTTTTGGTGGACAACTGCAGATCCTGGATAAACTGAACAACCAGCCTGCCCAGCAGAATCAACACCCACAAAATTCGGTACCCAATACGGCTAACGGCAACCAGCCTCAACCCCCGCAGAACCAATACAACAACGCCAACAACAATGGTGGCCAACCTCAGCACCAACCTCAGCCAACCGGCGGCTATGACGACTTTGATGATTCGATTCCTTTCTGAGCCAGGAGCGGCCATGAGCAAAATCACCCTGGATCATTTGGAACTGAGCCGAGAAATAGCCCTGATGATCCAGCAGGGCAACATCAAACAGGCCAGCAAGCACTACGACCAGCGCAGGGAAAAAACAGAACAGGCCCTGGCGTTTCTGGACTCACCAGAAATCCGTGAAGCCTGTTCAGACTGCCTGCTTCAGGCTGCAATTAATGCACTGGTCCACCTGACACTTCCAGAGAACGCCGACAACGAAGATCGCAAAGCCCAGAACTACCTGGTTGCAGCCTACGTCATCCAGCAAGCCACAGCACGACACACCCAGAACAAAGCAAGTCACCAAACAATTGATGGTGAACGACTGCACTGAATTAACAACGGCGGTTGGGAGGGAAACCCAGTGATCAATTACATACGGATTCCGAAATTCTGCGAAATAACCGGCTGGTCAAAAAGCTGGGTAGACCGACGAATCGGCGGCAAGGACGGCCTGAGATGGGTGGCCGGACGGGAATATTATCAGCTGCCAAATGGCAGGATCGTCATCAGCATAAAAGGGTATGAAGAATGGGTAGAGAGGGGCCAGGCGTCAGAATCGTCAGTAAGAGCACCATCGAAATCAGTTTTACCTATCAGGGAGTCCGCTGCCGGGAAAGACTCAAGCTTAAGCCCACCCCCGCTAATCTGAAGCGGGCCACCCGGCACAGGGAAGCGATTCTGGACGCCATTGAAAGAGGCACATTTAACTATGCCGTCACCTTTCCAAATTCCAAAAAAGCTAAAGATCTGGCTTCGCAACCAGGGGACGCATACACCACGAAAAGTTACCTCAGCCAATGGCTGAGGAACAAAAAGGAGGGAATAAGTGCGAGCACTTATAACGACTATAAAAAAATCATCAACAACACACTGATACCGGCTTTTGGTCATTTCAGACTGACCGAACTCAAACGAAAGCACATCAAAGAATGGGGCAGAACGCAGACTTGCAGCAACAAACGTATCGGCAATA